CAAGTGATCTGCGCCTAATCGGCGCACTGTTAACCCAATGCCCGCCCGTAGACCCTCCCGAATTCGCGACTCGTCAGGAACTCCCGCGCTTCGGAAACCGTCTCCCGACGCGTCTCCGTCGGGGATTCCCAGCTATTCCGCAACCATTATTCATGAAAAGCGCATCGGAAATGAGCCGTTTTCCGACGAAACGAACTATTTCTTCGGGTTGCTATCCGAAATAAGGTGCGAAAAACGGCCCGTTTTTGAATTTTTTCGGGTCCTATAAAAAAGAAGAAATGACCGCAAGAAAGAAGAGATCGCCGCGATGGGAGGGCTGCATTTCGGGGCCTGGCATATCTCGATGCGGGCGCAGTGTTTTTCTGACGAGTCGACGCAGCCGGGCAACTGCATGCGTCCTTGCTCTTGGTGAGACGCGGAACAGCAACCGTAAGTTTCTCAAAAGATGGGAGAAGTTCAAGAAGGCCAGGATCTTCGGAGCCATCAGAAGAGCGACTCGGCCGCCCGCGCTGTGTTGGGTGACGAGACGCCAGTGAATCAATTGTACACACAACTAAACCGCTTATCCATTCAAGCATCGACTCAATTTGACGCCGCCCCCCAGGTTCGACTTTTAGTACGCTGGAGTTTTACGCTGAGATCAGCCTGAATCTGGTGAATATATGGCGAAGTTGGTACACCATCGGCGCATTTCGGGTGGTCCGCGAACTCGATGGACTGACGACGCGGTGAGAGATGATCTCCGCGCCGAATTCATGCGAGAAGTCGAAACCACGGCGCCGGAGGTACTGATTTTCCTGCGGGATGAGGTGTGGCCGCTTTATCGGAAAGTTGCCCATTCCGGCCATGCATACGTAAGGCCTGCTCGCTGGTCAGAAGAGCTTCGCGCAAGCGTTCTGGAGTGCGGCCGCCGGTTTAACCTGGTGTTTCGGGGTAGTGTTCCGGCTTGGGTCGTAAACCAGTTTAATTTCACCCTGGGCTTCTGGACAGCGCATCCGGAGGTGACGCAAGACGAAAGGTTACGATGGTGGGGGCGGGGCGGATATTCAGGCCTGAGGAAAGTGGATTATCTTGCCGTTGAGTTGCCGCCGCAGATCGAGCGGAGCATCTACGAATCCGACGCAGCATTTGAGGAGCGCGTCTTTGCTACCATCGAAGAAATTTTACGGCCGCAGTTGCAAGCGCTCAGCCGCCGCATCGCCCAGTTGCCTGAGGTGCGACGAAAGCGGCGACCGGAGCACTACACTTGGGCCGTGTTACACCAGATTCCGCGCTGGGACTTTGAACGCATAGCACTGCGCTTTCATGTCGCGCCAGTTTCCGTCAGGAATGAGGTCACCGACCTCAAGCGGCAGATCGGGCTAAACCTTCCGCGCGGCCGCCATTAAAAAGCACCCTTCAAATCCACCAGAATGCACCTTTGAAAAGGGTGTTTTAGCCGAGACCGATTCTGGAAAATAATTGCATCAGAGATTCTGCGGCGGGAGTGAAAGCAGTGCTGAGTTCGGATGCGGCCGGAAAGGATCATGAACGAGAGCTACGTGCGGGCGGAACTGGGCAGGCAAAGCGTCCTGGCGCGGCTGGGAGAACAGATTGGTGTGGATCCGGATCGCCGGGCCGAGCTCATCTACGCCGGAGGTCGGGCGCGGCCAAGTGGATGGCGTTGGACACACAGCAGCGCGACGGGAGGAAGACACGAGGAAAACAAAAATGAAGGAAGGTCGGTGTAAGGCGGGCCGCAAGCCCGTGCAAATTGATTTGACGGAGTTAGAAAAGCTCTGCTCGCTGCATTGCACGGACGAGGAACTTGCCGATTGGTTTGGCGTTTCCACGCGCACCATTGAGAATCGGCGGAAGCGGCCTGAGTTCGCGCAGGCGATGCAGCGGGGCCGATCCAAGGGGCGCATCTCGGTGCGACGCGCGCAGATGAAGATGCTGGAAAGCGGCAACAGCACCATGGGAGTTTGGCTGGGCAAGCAGCTTCTCGGCCAGCGCGATGCGATCACGAACGAGCACGTCGGCAGTGGCGGCGGCCCCATCGAGATGGCGATGAAACCCGATTTGACGAGGTTCAGCAATGAAGAACTGCAGCAGTTACGAAGCCTTGCTGTTAAGGCCCTCCCTGATCGACGAGGTTGATCAGGAACTGGCGGCGCGCGGGTTACGGGAGTTCGTGCGACAGGCGTGGCCCGTGGTCGAGCCCGCAACGGAATTTGTCTCCGGCTGGCACCTGGACGCCATCTGCGAACACTTGGAAGCAGTCACTCGCGGTCAGATTCACCGGCTGTTGATCAGCGTGCCGCCGCGGCATATGAAATCGCTGGCGGTTTCGGTATTTTGGCCCTGTTGGGAATGGATCACGCATCCGGAGCGGCGCTGGCTGTTCTGCAGCTACGCCGCCGGGCTGGCCATCCGCGATTCGGTGAAATGCCGGCGCATGGTGGAAAGTCCGTGGTACCGCCGGCGATGGTTGGATCGCTTCGTGTTGACATCGGACCAGAACGAGAAGAGCCGGTTTGAGAACGACAAAGCCGGTTACCGCATTGCCATCGGCGTGGGCGGCGCCGCCACCGGTGAGGGTGGGGATCGGGTGGTCGTTGACGATCCGCACAACGTCCGCGAGGCGGAATCGGAGATCGTGCGGCAGAGCGTGCTCGACTGGTGGGATCAGGTCATGAGCACCCGCCTCAACGATCCCAAAAGGGGCGCGATGGTGATCGTGATGCAGCGCGTGCACGAGAACGACCTCGCCGGTCACGTCCTGCAGCAGGGCGGCTATGAAGAATTGAAGTTGCCCGCCGAGTACGAGGGCAGCCAGCAGGTGACGTCCATCGGCTGGAGGGACCCGCGGACGGAACCAGGCGAACTGCTGTGGCCCGAACGTTTCGGGCAGGAGGAAGTGGAGGCGTTGAAGCGTACCATGGGCAGTTACGCCGCCGCCGGACAACTGCAGCAGCGGCCCGCACCGGCGGCAGGCGGGATTCTGAAGCGGCATTGGTGGAAGTTCTACCGCGAGGCGCCGCGCCCATGCAGCGAAGTCATCCAGTCGTGGGATTGCGCCTTCAAAGACACGCGCACGAGCGATTTCGTGGTGGGCCAAGTCTGGGGCCGCCACGGCGCGGACAAGTATCTGCTGGACCAAGTCCGGGGTCGGATGGACTGCCCGGCGACGATTCAAGCGGTCAAACGGCTGTCGGAGAAATGGCCGCAGGCGCAGGCGAAGCTGGTCGAGGATAAAGCCAATGGCCCGGCCGTCATCGCGACGTTGAAACATGAGATCGTGGGCCTGATTGCCGTGAATCCGGAAGGCGGGAAGGAAGTACGCGCGCACGCGGTCAGCCCGCAGATCGAGGCGGGCAATGTCTATCTGCCGGATCCGACGATCGCGCCCTGGATCGGCGGTTTCATCGACGAGTGCGCCGCCTTCCCCAACGGTGCCTATGACGATCAGGTGGATGCGATGAGTCAGGCGTTAGTGCGGCTGGGGACGCACCGCAAATTGGAATTCGAACCCATGGACACTGCGGCGCTGTATTGCCGGTCCTACTGGCGAATGAATTGAGAGAGAGACCCTATGAAGATCACCTATTGGCCCATTGAAAGCATCATTCGTTTTGCCCGCAATGCGCGCAAGATTCCACCCCAGGCGGTCGACAAAGTGGCGGCGTCGATCAAAGAATTTGGCTGGCGCGTGCCGATCGTAGTAGACAAAGACGGCGTGATCATCTGTGGCCACACGCGCCTGCTCGCAGCCCGGAAGCTTGGTCTGCAGGAGGCGCCGGTGCATGTGGCGGACAATCTGACGCCGGCACAGGTGCGCGCCTACCGGCTGCTGGATAACCGCAGCCACGAGGAGACCAGCTGGGATGAGGATCTGCTGGGGCTGGAGTTACTGGACCTAAAAGGCATGGGCGTCGATTTGGATCTGACCGGGTTCAATACCGATGAGATTGACGAATACCTGGCGCGCGCCGAGCGCGGCGCCTGGCGGACCGACGAGGATGCGGTTCCCGAAGTGCCGGAGGTGCCGGTCAGTGCTGCGGGCGACCTGTGGGTGCTGGGCCCGCATCGGCTCCTGTGTGGCGATGCCACGGTGGCGGCCAGCTACCAGACGGTACTGGCGGGCGGGAGGGCGGACATGACGTTCACTGACCCGCCATATGGGGTCGACTACGTGGGCAAGACCAAGAAGAAATTAAAGCTGCAGAACGATAATCTGGGAAGCAATTTCGAGACCTTCCTGCGGGACGCTTGCGCGAACTTGCTGGCGGTGACGAAAGGGGCCGTCTACATCTGCATGTCCTCCTCGGAACTGGACACGCTGCAGAAAGCGTTCACCGCGGCCGGCGGCCATTGGTCGACCTTCATCATCTGGGCCAAGAACACGTTCACGCTGGGCCGGTCCGATTACCAGCGCCAATACGAGCCGATTCTTTATGGCTGGGAGGAAGGGAGTGCGCATTACTGGTGCGGAGCGCGGGACCAGGGTGACGTCTGGTTCATCCACCGGCCGCACGTCAATGACCTGCATCCCACGATGAAGCCGGTGGAGTTGATTGAGCGTGCCATTGTGAACAGCAGCCAGAGCCGGGCGACGGTGCTGGACCCATTTGGCGGCTCCGGCTCCACGCTGATCGGGTGCGAGAAGACGGGGCGGCAGGCGCGGCTGATCGAGTTGGACCCGAGATACGCCGACACGGCGGTGGTTCGTTGGCAGGAGTTCACGGGCGCGGCGGCGGTGCTGGGAGGGGATGGCCGGCGTTTCCGAGAGATTGCCGAGGAGCGCCGGGGCGCGGCGTTGCAAGGAGCGCTGCGCGAGTAAAGCGAGACGGTCTCGCGTTCCCGGCTCGGCACAACCAGTCGAGCGGCGCTCTTTCCTGAAAGGTTGATCGGATCGCATCTGCGGGCCCTGCGCCGAATAAGTAGGATCCGCGATGCTGTCGCTGGTCACCCGCCGTCGCAATTCCCCACCTGCCACTGCATGGTGGATGCCACCCTCAGCTCCGCTCTTTCGGAGCAGTCATGCGTCTCGCCCCATTCCCTGTACGTTCGGCAACGCACGTTGCGATAGTGCCAGTGCTGCTACCCTTTCCTTACCAGCGGCCTCGAGTCACAGCAAGTTGGCCGCTTGGATCCCGCGACCAGCCGCGGACGAGATCACCAAGCTCAAAGCCGCGGGCGGAGAGCCGGCCACCGAACCTACCCCCTTTTTCCGCACACTGTTCCAGTCCAGCACTCTAGCCCATTCCCAGAGCCTCTTCCCTCCACTTGACACGCTCACCCCCGGCTGAGGCATGGATGACTGGTCAGCGGACAAACCCATGACGGTCGAGACCAAATTTCTACGTCTGCCTCAGCCCGTCCCGCTGGGTGCGCGGATCGATGGCTGGCGCGTGTGCTGGCTCGGCGGCTGGGACCGCGACCGGTTCTTCTTTATCGTCCGAGGGCCCGGACAGGCCGCCGCCTTCTGAAGCCATAGCAGCAGGCATTGTCGGGTTTGTCGGGTCCCTGGGGGCGACCGCAGGCGGGGTGGGGCCCGGCTCCGGCGCCCAGCGGCGAGCCCCTTTTGCGCAAAGTAGAAAAGGAGAAATGTCCCCTGGACATCCTACCGGCTGGGAGGGTGTCCAGGCGCCGATAGGCCTGCACCTGTGCCCCTTCAGTTCTTCGGCCACATAGACCGGCACTTGGG